TGTTATAAAGTTTTAACGCTTCTAATATATCTTCTGCTGAACGGAAGTTGTATTTTATAAAACTATTCTATTTGGTTTTGTTAGCTTTAAATTCTACTTGAATTTTGCTTAATTTTTCGTGTAATGATAATTCTTTCATAATTCGTAAGTTTTTTGTTTAATAATTGTTTTGTACTCGTTTGGGCAATCTTCATCACATAATTCAAATATGTGTGTTTTAACTTCGTTTAATTTTGTTTCAAGTTCGCAGATACGTTTTTGTAATGCTTCAACTTGGAATCTTTGGTAGTCGATTAAATCTTTCATTTGTAATTGTTTTTAATTATGAAGCAAATTTATAATGTTTTTTTTAATTACAAACTATTTTTTAAAACTTTAACAAAATTTTAACTTTTAGGTAAAAAAAGGGTAGTCGTTAAACTACCCAATTCAAACAATTAGAAACAATTAGAAATATCAAGAAAATTCTTTTAACTTATCTTTGTAGTGTTGTATCATATCCTGCAAATCGTTGTCAGAGAATTTAACAATTTGTTTTGATTTTAAAACCATTTCTTCAGCTTTGTCTAATCCCAAATATTTAGCAAATAAAAACTGCTGTCCCTGATTTGAAATATTGCACCCATAACATTGAACTCCTACGTTGTTTTCGTCCCATCTTGTTGAGTAATGTCTTCGGGATTGAAAGTGTCCGCATTGTAGTTTTTTCCAATGGTCATTTTTTCCACAAGTTACGCATTCGGCTATTTCATCAAACGCATCTTTACGTCTAATGTATTGGCTAAATACAGTATCTAAATTCTTTACTATTGTGGAACGTTTAATTTTCATTAATACAAATGTAAATAATAGTTATTAACAAAATGCTTAATAAGTGAAGTTTTTAATCCTCGTGCGTACACGCTTATTTTAATATAATAATATATAATAATAATATATATATAATATTTATATAACTCTTAAATATCTTTTAAGAATATAATATATAATTAATAATAATATAATTAAAAATAATATATAATATTTAACATTATAATTGTCTTTTTCAGTATTCTTTTGTTTAATTACTTCTTTAGATTTAATATTTGATACTTTGCTTTCGTTTTTAACAACTCTAATATCTTTTTTATACAAAGTATTATCTTTTTTATTTTCGTGTCTTAAAACGACGTTAAAATACGTTTTGTTATTATATGTAAAAGGCTTTAAATTGTCTTTAGCTTCTACTGTAAAAATATCCAATTCGTAATTAAATTTAATTTCAACATTTGAACTATCAGTTGTTACTTTGTTTTCTACAATTTTAGTTTCAACTTCTTTCTCTTGTTTGTTTATAGCTACCTTACGTGAGCCACAAGACGCTAAAATGATAAAAGTAAGTAAATATATGTATTTCATAAAATAGTTCTTTAAATCGCTTTATATTCGTTTTTAGCATCAAAACTTGGACAAGCCTTTGCAACTCCTTTGAAATCTTTATGCCCTTGAACAATAGCATTAGGAAATTGTTTTTTAGCTTGTTTAACTAAATATAATAAACTTTCTTTTTGTTTTAAAGTTCTTGTATCTTTTGGTCTTCCTGATTCATCAATACCACCAATGTAACTAAAATGAATAGATTCTGAATTATAACCTTTAACTCCGTTTGTAGTTTGTTCGTATTTTGCAAGTTCGTGAATAACACCATTTGCATCAATTAATCTATGATAACCTACTGTTTTCCATTTTAAAGTATTTTTCCAATAACTTAAAATAGCTTCTTTTTTTGTGTTTGGTTGTGTAGCTGTGCAATGAATTACAATATATTTAATATCTCGCATTTTAATTAATTTCGTTAATATCTGCCTTAACTTCTTTTGCTCGGTTTAATAAATTCTTTAGCATTTTCCAAATATCAACTTTTAACGCTGATTCTATATTTTCTTTAATGCTTACAAGTTCAATAAAAATTAAAAGTATTGCAACTAATTTAGTAAACATAAATTTTATAGTAAAGTGTTGTAACACAAATTCGTTTAATAAAAAATTATCAATTACATATAATAATAAAATAGTAATTTGATATAAAAGCATTTTGCTAACTATATTGGATAATGTTCTTGAACGAATAGATTTCCAACCTGTTAATTTAACACTTTTAAAAATACCTGTAAAAGTATCAAGAAAAATACCAAAAGCAACTGCAATTAATAAACCCTGAATCGGTGCAAAGAATAATATTAAACCGCTAAAAAAATAATTAAGATACGTCTTCATTTTTATTTAATTCTTTATCTTTAATTAATTCTTTTAAAGCCTTTAAAATAGCATCTATTTCTTGTAAATTATAAGCACCTTTTGTAACTGCTATGTTTATAGCTTGTTCAATTATTTGTAAATTTTCCATTATTATTTTTTAAAAGGGTTGTTAATTGTTTTATCAGTTGGATTTTCAATTAAATTAATTTCGTTTTCCAAATTTGTATTTAATTCGTTAACGTCTAATTTTGATTCACACCAAGCAATAACATCAGTTTCTTTTAAATCATTTAAAGAAATAAAATTATCTTTGTTTGGGTTTTCAAGAATTAAAACTCCATAAGTAGAAACTACAATATCATTTTTTGTAGCTTCATATCTCCAATGCACGTTATAAACAACGTCAGTTAAATCTTCTAAAATAGCCTTGCAATCAAAAGCCGAAATTGTCCATTTGTAAGTTATCATATTTTTTTATTTATTATTCAACAAAATCAATATTTATTTGCTTAATACCATAATTGCCCTCTGTCCAAGGTGCAATGTCAATATAAACTTCGGGCGAGTTTGAAGGAATAGTAACATCACCACAAAAAGGAATTAAAGCAACGTTCTGCCTTCTGTCATTACGACCATCAAAACTTACGCTATAATTTCCATTTACAATAAGCCTATAATCACCATTATCATCAATACAAAAAGTTGCTTCAATATCTAAATACCAATCTCTAACATTACCAAGAAAAGAAATGTTAGATAATTTTTCACCATAATTTGATTCAAAATTTGATATTAAAGTATTTGTATTATCAAGTACGTTAAAATAAAAATTAAACCAACCTATTGTAAAATTATCTGTAAAATTTCCGTTTGCAGTTATTCTAAAACTATCAAAATTTTCAAGTTTACTTAAATCTATTAAATTTGTTCCTTTGTAATTACTTTGTATATTATCTATAAAAGTTTCTATTATATTAACTCCGTCACCAACTTGAATATCATTTAAAGAATCAAAAGAAAAAAATGAACTACCTTTAAAAATTCTTACTATGTCCCAACCTTTTACTTTTTCTGTTTGATAGGTTGGTCTATCATATACATTTATTGCTGTTATTGGCATTTTTATAAAATATTTGCGTTAATATTTGGATATATGTCGTTTCCTGAATTGTTATTTATTTGAACTACAAATTCAGCACCCGAAAAAGCAAATTCAAAATCTACATTTAAAGAATCTGAATCGTCAAAAGTAGTTGTATTTGTGTTTGTAATTTTATAGCTATATGTTAAAGCAGCCCAATCTACCATTACGCTTACTTTAGCAATAAAAAATTTACTTCCGAAACCTATTTTTGCAACTAAATCAATAGAACTATTTGGCTCTGCTATTGTTAAAATAGTTGTTAAACCTCCATCTCCACAATAAATACTTCTTTTAGCATAAATTGCTGTTTCCCAATCAGTAGTAAATTGGTCATAAACTCCTATTAATGTTTCATAAGTCGAGTTTGTAAAAGAAGTTGCGTTTGGTAACTTTTTTGCACCAAAATTAACAGAATTACTTGTATCGTTTACAAGAATACTATTTAAATAAAAAGCCTCATCTGTAACATTGTATGTTAATACATTACTAAATAAACCCCAAACAGAAGTAGAATCATCATAAGAAACCATTGAACCACCTGCAAAAGAAGTTACAGACTGTATTGTTCCGCCACTTATTAAAATTTGGTCACTTGAACTTTCAACGTGAAGTTTTGCTGAAGGGGTTGAAGTTCCAATACCAACATTACCTGCCCCTGAAATACGCATTTGTTCGCCACCACCTATATTAAATCTAATTGGATTATTTCCTGCTTGTAATATCAACAACCCATTTGTCATTGCTGAACTTGAATTTATCATAGAAGTTGAAGGCGACGAAGAGTGTGCTGCTGAGTGAGCCCTTAAGTCAATTCCGCCTGTTGGAGTGTAAACACCGATAAAACCATAAGCGGCAGAACCTGTACTTAAATTTCTTGAAACTATACCGTTAGCGACATTTGTTGTATAGTCTATAACAAGTTTACTTGTAGGAGAAGCATTTCCAATCCCTACGTTTGTTCCATTATCAAATATTATACTATTGCCTATTGTACCTGCTGCTGTAAATTTAGAAACATAATTTGTTGTACCGCTTCCTGTAACACCGCCACTAATAATTAAATCACCACTTCCTAAAATACTATTTCCGTTTATTGTTTTTATATTAGTCCCACTAACTAAAGTTGGTTGAACAGAAACATTACCACTACCTAATAAAGAAGTTGAATTTATTGTTTTTATATTCGTTCCTGATATAAGCGTGTTTTGTTTATTGGTATATAAATCAGTAAAATTATCATCAGTCTTTACAAACGCACCTCTTAAAGTATCTCCTGTTCCATCGTTAGGATTCGTTCCTACGTTAATTATTTGTTGAGCCATTACTTTATATTTTTATATTTACTTAAAAAGATTTCTAACTTCTTTTTGTTTTCTTGTTTTGGTTTATTATAACTACCTACTTTTTTTCTTGTTTTCTTATGATTTTGAACTTTCATAAACAATTTTATTTTTTCTTTCTAAATTTTTAAGAGAATTTATTTGTTTACCATTTTCAACTGAATGCAAATAATTTTCTTTTATAGTTGACCATTCTAAATTTTCTAATCTATTATCAGTTTTTACACAGTTAATATGATTTACTGTTTCTTTTTTTTCTTCATTTAATAGAAAGGCATCAGCTACTAATCTATGTACTAAATGATTTTTCTTGATTCCGTTAATATTTAATGTGCATCTACAATAACCATTTTTTGTTATCCAAAAAGGAACTAATTTACCTTCATAAGTAAATAGTCTTGTTTTGCTAATGTTTTTTGGGTCTGTTCGTTCAATTTTTCTTGTAACGCTTCTAACCCTACCTAAATTACTAACTTCATAATAGCCATTGTATACACTTATTGGCTTCCAAATTTCTGTTTGCATACGCTTTAAATTTAATGATTATATAAATATACTAAAAAATAATAACAAATTCAAAACCCAACTGCCAAAGAAGTTATCTGTGTCAGGGTACATATCGCCATTTGAGTTACTATTATATTCAGGAAAATTTTGATTATTAAAACACATAAAATCTATGAATCTTTGTGTATAGTGTTGAGCAATATCTCGTTCCTTCTCAACCAAGTAATCTATTTCGTTTTTTTCTACACTTGTAGAATTTTCAGCAGTATGCTTAAATACTCCTTTATTAGCTATTGTATAAGCTGCAAAAGGTAAATACTGAACCATTGCAAAATGAATCAACATAGGCTTGATATACTCCGTTAAAAGGTTCTTATATTTAAGATTCCCAATTAAGTTAATATCTCCACTTATAATCAAGGCTTGAAACTTATTGTATAAATCAGTTCCTAAATAGTTTTGGATAGTTATATCTTGTGCTATTTTTATATATTGAATAAAATCATCTACATCTAAATTTCCATTTAGTATTGTAAATCTTTTTACATCGTCTGTACTTATTAATAATGCGTAAGCCATTTTTTAATTGTTTTTAGGTAAAAATCCTTTGTTCGGCATATCTATCGGACGCTGTGAAACCAATTCAGGATTCTTAATTGTATATCCGTATTTTTCAGCTGTACGACCTGCTATTATTCTTGCTTTTGGTGAATTTACGTCAATGTTAACTCCTTCAAAACTCGCATAAACTCTTTTATTCCATCTATGATGACAAGCCCCACCGCCTTTATAAAGCCATATTGAATAGGTATCAGCACCACGTGGACCCCAACCTTTGTTAACTGCTGCTTCGGACATTCTTAAAATATCTTCTTTGCGATATATCTTGTTAGCTTTTATCATTTTATCACAAAATAAACGAGTATTATCAGCTAATTCACCTGCATAAACATAACGAGTTATAAAACGTACTCCGTCAATGTTTTCATCTTGGTCAGATTTAGCGTTTGGTCTTGCAGTTCCTGTACTTACAAAATTATAAATTTTAGATAACAAACTTTGTTTTGGTTCTTTATTTAATAATTCATTTTCAGTATCATCGTTATCATAGTCAACCTCGCTTTCGTCAATTAATAACCAATTTTCGTTTTCAAATTCACCCAAGTCAATTAAACTTTGTGCTGTTTCATCATCTAAAGAATCTTCAGTAGAACAACAAACCTTGTCAGATGACATTTTAATACCTGTTTCCTCTTCGTTTGTTTCTGCGTTCATAGTATTTACGTCTATAAAATCAAGTGGCTGTATCGTCTTAAAATATAGGTTTAAAGCGATTCCGTTTATAGATAGTATTTCGTCAATAGCTTCAATGATTTCTAATTGGTATGGTCTAATAACAATATTGTCAAATAAACGTGTAGCAGTTTCAATTTCATCAGCATTGTTTCCTAATCCACCACCTGTATCTCTAATTCCTAAAAGCATTGGACTTGTAACTCTATGTCCTACAATTAGTTTCTCAAAACATTCTTTTGCTAAATACTCATAGTGAGCAGGAGCATCGTTTAAAGGAATATCATCAACTGTGGTTTTGTTTTCAGCACTTGCGTTAAAAGATACAATTACTTTGTCGCCTTTACTACCTGTTAATTTACGTTTAACATCGTTTGCAACTTCTTGTCTTTTTTCTTCAGGTGGTATATTGTTATTAAAGTTAATTACTTTTGTTCCGCTAAATCCGTTCATTACATCGTTAATCAAGTAATCAGAAATTTCTTGCTCTAACATTGCATAAGGTAAAGCACCCGAATAATCTATTGGAGTGTAATAATGATAACCTGAAATATAAGGCTTAATAATATATAACTCAACTTCTCTTCCGTTGCCAAAACCAAAAGCAGGAATACGTTTTAAAACATCTCCCTTTCTGTAATTTGCCCAATCGTGATGATAAAACCACGCTTCTATTTCGCCTTTGTCATTACATTTTTCTGCTCTTAAAGTGTGCATCGGAAAATGCTCAACAGATTTTACCTTTCCGTTTAAGTAAATAACTTGCATTGCAGCCATTCCAAGAAGTTTACGTTCCAAAGAAACTTTACGCAAACAATCTTTTTTAACAATAGACATCATTTGTGCATACTCGTTAGGCTTTCTATTTGAATCGGTAGCGTCAAGACCCTTACCATAAATCATATTAGAAATACCTGTTATAATAGCGTGGTTTGTATTAGAATATAAAAACCTATCTATTAAGTATTGAAAATAGTTGTTATCTTCTCCGTATTCAACAAAATCTTTGTTTTTAGATTCAGTTATTACAGGCGAATTATAAGAACTTAAACTTAAAATGTGTACGTTATTCATAAATTATGTATTCGTTATCAGAAGTTCTTTGCGTGTAAACATTATTGTTTATACTAAATTCTTCAATTATTTGGTTTGTGCAAAATATTTTATCTCTATAAACTACATCAGTTCCGTTTAAAATTGTTAAAGTGTAGAATTTATTTTCTATTATCGGAAATACCAAATTAGTAACTGCGTAATATTTGTCAATCGAAAATACGCACTCAATAGTTTGTTCTGTATTAGTTTCTTCATCTCTTAAAACAATAGCGTCAGCTTCTATACCATCAATAGTAGCATATAAGTTTTGTGACGTTTCTTGCTCTTTTAAAATTATCATTGTTTTTATTTAAAAATAAACAATCTTTGTTTTTGTATAAATAAAAAAAGGGTAACTTAAAAAGCTACCCAATTTCAGTAAAAAAAAATAAATTTTAATTAAGAACCAACAACTACTGTAAATCCTGCAGCAGTTAATGTATCTCCAATAAAGTTAGCAGGAACTTGTTCCATTCCTGTTAAAGTTAAAGTGTAACCTGACAAATCACCAAAAGCACCACCTGTTACAATAGTACCACCTGTAACGTCCATTCCGTGGTCTAATCCTGCTAAAAAGAAGTTTCCGTTGTTATCTTCTACGATAACTTGAGGTCTTCCGTAAGCCATTAATTTTAATTCTTTGTGGTCTTTAATACTTAATTTCTTAAATGTTAATTCCAAAACTTGTTCAAAAAACGTCGTTCCGTTTTCTCTTGAACTGTTTACATTTTGTGTAAATGTAGAAGCACCTTTTAAATCGTATTTATAAGCTGTTGGAGTTCCTGATACTGAATCAATTACGTCTGTATTTGTTCCGTCATAAGTAACACCTGTCATATCGCCATAGTTTACAAAATAAACCGCTTTCAATCCACCTACTGAATCTTTGCAAGGTTCGATTCTACCAAATCCTAAATCACAAGCCATTTGTTTATATTTTTATATGTTATTAAAAAAAAGGGCGGTGTTTATTGCACCACCCCTTTATAGTTTGTTATTCAATGAATTATGCAGGAGTGTAAAGAACGATATCAGAACCGATTCCGTATTGTACACCTGCTGTAAATCTCATAACGATTCTTACATTTTGAGAACCATCAATGTCAGCCATATCAATAACTTTAACTTCATTGTGGTCAGCTAATAAGCCTGTTCCGAAGTATAAGTTAGATTTTTGAGCAGCCATCATATAGTTGTCAGCTAATCCGTTAGCAACAAATATTTTAACTCCGTCAAAAGTTAAACTTCCGTTGTTAAACCATTGTGTACCCATTGCGTTAGTACCATTAGCACCTAAACCTGATGCAGCAAATCCACCTAAAGCACGAACGTAAGCACGAGCAACATTTTGAGATACATAAAGGTATAAATCTTCTTGTCCGTATAATGCAGAAGGAATAGCGTCAATAACAGAACCCATTTCAGCAATTACGTTAGCAGCAGTAACCGCTTCACCAACTACGTCGATAACAGTTGCATCAGCAGTAGCTAAAGTAACTAATCCGTCAAATTGACCTGCAGTTGCGTTAACACCTCTCCAAATAGATACTTCATTGTTTTGTGCAGCTTTAGCAGCAACGTGTGCTAATAAGAAATCTTGGAAAGATGGAGGTAATGTATCAAATGCAGAATATCCCATTTGGATAGCTTCCCAATCTGAACGGAAGTCTTTCTTACATAAAGATAAATTGATTTGGAATTCTTCAGGTTGAAGGATTCTTTCAGTTAAAGTAACAGTAGAAGTTGCATCAAAATCACAAGTAGCGTTTTTTACTAAATCGTTAGTTGCTAATTTTTTGATAACTTCTTTATACTTTACGTTTGGTTTTACTTCAATACCACCGTTTTCGATAGTAGTTGCAGATAATAAAGCAGCAGAGATATATTTTCCTGCAAACTGACCTGCATAAGTAGTTGTAATAGATGTTGTAGTAGCCATTTTTAATTATTTAAAGTTTGAAATTTTTTCTAATACAGAATCAAAAGTTGTTCTTGTTCTGTTTTGTGAGTAAGTATTTAATTCTCTTTTAGTTGTAGCTTCAGGGTTGTGTGTTAAAGGTTCAGCAGATAATTCTACTGTTTCAACTGCAACTTCTGTTTTAGCTAATTTAAGTGCTTCGATTTCTTTTTTCAAAGAATCAATTTCGGCAAAGAACATTTCTTTAGTAACTGATTCAATTACTCTTTTAGGTTCTTTTACTTCGGTCATTTCTTGCTCTACTTCAACTTCAACTTCTGCTTCAGGAGTTTCCTCTTCAACAACTGCTTCTTTGATTTCAGCAATAATACCTTCTTCGGCTACAATTAAAATCATACCATCTTCTAACTTATATTCTCCAACAGGTAAAGCAATTCTATCTTCTTCGTTTACGATGAAAACACTTGCACCTGCTTCAAATACTTCAGCTTCGATAATAGTACCATTTTCTAAAGCCATTTGAGCAAGTTTTACTTCCATTCCCAATAAGGTTTTAATTTGGTTAATTACGTTCGACATTTATATTTAATTTAATTATTGATTTATTATAATTTATTAGCTGAATAAAAAGCATCATCTAAATTTCTTTGTCTATCTGTAAAACTTTTTACTAATGGAAAATCATCAGGGTTTAATCCTAATTCTTTTGCTTTTTGTTTAAAAATTCCATAATTAGTGTTAGCACCATCAATAGCATCTAAATAAGTTTTTTTCATTTCAGCTCTTAATGATTTTAATTTATCTAAACCTTTTTTCATTCTTATATCATCATCTTCTAAAATTTTTATAGAAGATAAGTCTATTTTTTGAGTAGCAAGTTCAGTTTTAAATAATTTGTTCCCGATTGATTTTAAATTACCCATTCTATTTTTGTTTTAAAATTACTATTATAAATTTTTGTTATATTTTTAACATTAACCATTGTTAGAAACTATTGTTCTTGTTCCATCAATGTTTGTTATTGTAGTGTTTGAATTTTGACCTACTGTTGAACCAATTCCTTGATTCTGTAAATCTCCATTGCAACATTCTTTACTATACGTGCTGTCTTGACAAAGACAACCTCTGTTTCCGCCCTTTGGACTTGTTTTACTTTTTGTTTGTTTGCTCATATTAATATTTATTATTTTGTGTTCTTTGAATAAAATAAATTACATCGTGTATATGACCCGAGTGACTTGCTTTCATTTTAATAGTTAATCCGTTTGCAACTACATCTTCATCAGCATAATATTGGAAAGTCTTTGCGTATGTATGCTCAACATTGTTTCCTTTTGGAAATGTTACAACATCACGTAATCTTTCGTAAGGAGTTCCATTACCGCCTTCAAAGTAAATATCAACGTGTCCGTTTGCGTTGCTTATACTCGCTTTAAATGCTATTGTAATTATATACACATCGTTTTCAAACTCTGCTCTTAATTTATTACCTGCATAATAATCTATTGCAGAATTAATATTTGTATCAATTACAAAACCTTTATTATTTGGAACTGTAAAAGCGGTTGTAGTAAAAGCAAAAGGTGAAGCACTTGTATATTGTGTATCATCGTATCTTGCCCAACCCAAACCCATATTAGCTGACTGCGGTGGATATACTCTAACTTGCTCACCATTGAAACCCATAAATAAGGCTTCATCAGTTACAAGCATAGCACCTTGCTCAATGTTTACATCATCAACTTCTGTTTGAGATGCTTCTTGAACGTGAACTTTAAAAGATGTATTTTTCATTATACGTTTTTAAGTATTTCTTTTATTTTTTCAACTAATACTTCTTCTTCAGTAAGTACCTTTGACAATTCTTTTTTCTTTTCTAATTGGTCTGCAAAATGACCTTCAAGACTGAAACCTTTTACCTTGCCTGTTTTAACGTAATCGTTCCAAATTTCATCGTTATCAACTTTTACACTTGCCATCCAAGTACCAACAGGAACACTTAAATTATATAAAGCAGTTTTGTCTTTAGTTAAATCTTCAACTATCCAACTTTCAACAACTGT